TGTATCTTTGTAAAAAGATTTTCAAATGATAAATTCAGTAAGAAATACTGTGCTTGCAATTATCAATAAGAATAACTATGGATATATATCTCCTAGTGATTTTAATTTATTTGCTAAACAGGCTCAATTAGATATTTTTGACGAATATTTTATACGATACAATCAGCAAATAAACGAGGAAAATGCAAGGCTTTCAGGAACAGGATATGCTGATATTAAAAAAGGATATGAGGAAGTTATAGATATGTTTTCAATAACATCTTTCCTTACACAAAAAACTCAAAACGTTTATTTTTTACCTTCTCAGTCTACGACAGGTTCTGATTATTATTTACTTAATAAGGTTCTTTGTTTTTCTGGTGGAGTTTTAAAAGGTGAAGCAGAAAAGGTTTCTCATAGTAAGATTACTATGTTAAATAGTTCTCTTTTAACTTCTCCTTCGACAATATTTCCTGCTTACACACAAGAAGCTAATGAATTAACTATATTCCCTAATACGTTTAATGGGCTAAATGATGTACAATCCCAATACATACGATATCCTAAAGACCCTAAATGGACTTACGTTACATTGTATGGGGGTGAACCATTGTTCGACCAAACTCAAAATGACTACCAAGATTTTGAATTGCCTATTGATGATTCAAATAATTTAGTAGCTAAAATATTGCAATATGCTGGTATATCAATAAGAGAAGCAGATGTCTTTCAATTTGGACAAGTAGAAGAGCAACAACAAAATCAAACTAATCTATAATTATGGCATATATAAATCAAAGAAAATATTACACTAATGATGGTGCAAACCCAGAGGATGCTAATTGGGGCTCCTATCAATATGTAAGCCTGGAAGATGTTGTAAAAAACTTTCAGTTAATGTACGACGGAAACCATGAGTTAGTTAACAATGTAAGTAGGTTTAAAATTTTATTTCATGCTAAACGAGGTATTCAGGAATTAAATTATGATGCCTTTAAAGAAATTAAAAATTTAGAGCTTACGGTTTATGATGATTTAAGATTTGTGTTACCTCCTGATTATGTTAATTGGGTTAAGCTTTATTTGTTTCAAGGAAATACACTTAGAGAGTTAACTGAAAATATTCAAGTACAGTCTGCGGTTTCATTTATTCAATCATCTACTTCAAGTTTTACTTATGATTCTGATAATAACGCCACTGTAGTTAGTTCTACTTTAGATGCGGCAAGGACAGATGGTTCTTTAAATAGTATTTATTTAAATCAAAACAATGAAGCAGATGCTAATAATAATTGTATAGATTGTGATGACGACATATACAATTCTCGTATCGGAGCACGATATGGTTTAAACACTGAAACAGCTAACATAAACCCTACATTTACTATAGATAAAAAAGCTGGTGTTATTAATTTTGATTCAACCATGGCTAACAAGCAATGTGTTTTACAATACATATCTGATGGAATGGAAAATGGAGATGATTCTAAAATGAGTGTAAATAAATTATTTGAAGATTATATTTATGCTTATGTACAGTATGCTTTATTAAATAGTAAATTTGGAGTCCAAGAGTATATTGTTAATAGAGCTAGAAAAAACAAGCAAGCTTTATTGAGAAATGCAAAAATCAGATTAAGTAACATTCACCCTAGTAGATTGTTGATGAATCTAAGAGGTGAAGATAAGTGGATAAAGTAAAATGGCAAACATTCAAAGAAATTTTATAAGTGGGCGAATGAATAAAAGCCTTGACGAAAGGCTTATACCTAACGGAGAGTATGTTGATGCTTTGAATGTAAGGCTTGGTTCTACTGAAGAATCAGAAATTGGTGCTGTTGAAAACTCTAAAGGTAACACGCCTTTAACTACCCTTCAATATGTTGATGGAACTCCATTAAGCTCGCAGGCTAGATGTATAGGAGCGTTTGAAGATGGAGCTAATCTAGTTATATATTGGTTCGTTCATGACCCTGCTTTTACGCAAGGAGCTACTGGTAAACTAGATTTAATTGTTTCTTTCGATGTAGAAACTGGAGAGTTAATTTATCACGTTATTAGTATTGATAACGGAAATGGAATTGACACTACTTTAAATTTCAATCCAAACTTTCTTATAACAGGGGTTAATAAAATAGATAATTTATTATTTTTTACAGACAACACAAATCCTCCTAGAGTAATTAACATTAATAAAAATTATGGAGACCCCAGACCAGCGGTATTAACTGATGATTTTAATCAGGATGACATTCTTGTAATTAAAAAACCACCAACAAGCGCACCAACAATACAACCTTTTAATGTTACAGGAATAACAGATGCTTATTTAGAAGATAAGTTTATATGTTTTGGATATAGATATAAATACGAAAACAATGAGTTCTCTGCTATATCTCAGTTTTCAGAACCTTCTTTTACTCCAGGTCAATTTGATTTTAGTTCTAACAGTTATTTAAATGAGGGAATGGTAAATATTACTAATGCTTGTAATATTACATTTGATACTGGGAGCTCAAAAGTTACAGATGTACAGGTAGTATTTAAAGAAGCCAACTCTGACACTATTAAAATTGTAGAAACATTTAATAAAAAAGAATATGGTTGGTTAAACAATTCACCTAGAACAATAGCTTTTACAAATAGAAAAATATTTTCTGTTTTACCCGACTCAGAAATATTTAGAACTTTTGATAATGTACCTCAGGTTGCTAAAGCGCAAACGTTAATGGGTAACAGACTGGTGTATGGTAATTATGTTGAAGGTTATGATTTTAAAACTGCGGCTGGGTCGGAGGTTAATTTTGAATTTACAGCCACTACAAAATCAGAAGACATAAATTATACAACTGTTCCTGATAACGCAACACTTGGACAAACCTATACTATAGACTTTCCATCTGCTACAGGTCACACTCAAAATGTTGATGACAGTGAAATAAGTATTGATTTTTCTTCTTTAGAAGCAAGAGTAAGCCCAATTACAGGAGCTCAAATTCCTAGTCAACTTGTAATTGGAACAACAATAACTTTTACTTTTGGTATTGCTTATGGTGGTGACCACCCTTCAAGTGGGACGCCTGTGCCTGTGCCTCCAACAGAAATTTTCTTTTTAACTTGGAGCTATACTTTAATGAAAAGTTATGCGACAATATATGATTTAGCTATTGATACTGATTTTGTAGAAAAAATTGGAACAGCAACAACTATCCAAACTGTAGCTAACGCCGGCAATGGTAACACCTTAACAGATTTATTTAATCGAACAATTCCTCAAGCTTTTGATGCTAACTATAACACATTAATTCAAACAGGAAGAACTTCTGCAACTGCTGCATCTCCTGCTAAAGGAGAACCATTAGGGTTAAGTATAAATGGTCCGTCCGCTAAAAGTATAGAAATACAATTAAACGCTGCTATATATAATGTTTCAGGTACAAATCCACTTATAGCTTATTGGAGGTTTTCTAGCGCTGCAGTAACAGCTCAAACATCTCCTACAATAGAAAGCCTTCATAGTAATAGAGGCTATGAAATAGGAATGGTTTATATGGATGATTTTAATAGAGCATCAACTGCTCAAGTAAGCCCATTAAACTCTGTAAACCTACCGTGTGGTGTTTCAAATAAAAGAAATTACATACAGGTTGATATACCAACTAATCAAGTAGCTCCAAGTTGGGCAACTAAGTATAAGTTTGTTATAAAACCTACAGCCACTAATTATCAAACAATATATAGCAATATAGTTTATTCTGAGTCTGGAACAAACTCTAGTTATTTTTTATTAGATGGTGAAAATGCTGCCAAGGTAGAAGCTGGGGATAGTTTAATTGTAAAAGCTGATGCTCAAGGTATTAGAAATAGCTGTACAATTGCAACCGTATTAGAAAAAGAAAATCAAGCATCAGGATTTATTAAAATATTTGACGGTGCTGGGCAAGAGGTTGAAGTTTTTGGTGGAACGTACATGAAAATAAACGCCTCTAACTTTGTTGCTCAAGAAGGAACAGACGGTATAATAAACACTGGTTCGTATAAATCCACTGCAACAGGACAACGAGATAGTTATCCCGTGGTAGCTTATCCATTTTTTACAGGAGTTAACGTGTCAGGAACTACTACAGCTTTTAATGTTTATGATGTTCCGGTGGGCACTAGAATACAGATGAGTTTTCAGTTTACCAGGCAAGGAGTTTCGGAATCGACAGACGCAAATTGTGTAAAAAAAGATTATACACTTAATAAAACTTTGACGTCTTCAAAAAATTATGCCAACATGAAAGAGTGGTGGGAGGGTGATAATGTTGAACAAGTTTTAAATGAAGGTATTGAAGATGTAGATGAGAGTGCAACTATATCTAATGACTATATTACTCCATCTAACACAAAAGCTACGCCTCCTTTTGCTACTTCAATTACTTATACAGGGAGTTTGGATGGAGACCAGATAAAATCTGCAGCTTATTTTGATAGCACCGCTACAGAACCTAATGTAAAATTTTATTACAGACTATATGAAGACAGCAGCACTCAAGACCCTAATGGTAATGATTTAATTTATTTATTGGTTAATGGGTCAAGCTCATGTTACAATGGTGGTGGGTCAAGCAGAGACCATAGAAAATCAAGGGTAGAGGTAAGCTTCACAGTGTTTAGAGCGGATTCTATGATGGTGTTTGAAACACAGCCAGAAGAAGCGCTACCAGATGTGTGGTATGAAAACAATGAGTCGTTTGATATTAACGGTGATTTACATTTAGGTAATGTTCAAAACCAAACTAAAGATTCGTCAGGGGTTATAAATAAATCTGCTATAGTAAACACTGGATTTTTCAACTGTTATACTTTTGGGAATGGTGTAGAGAGTAATAAAATAAAAGATTCTATAAAAGGTAAGCAAGTAACTTTAGGGAATAGAATTTTTACTACTTCAAATGAAATATATAAAGCAGCTCATAGATTTGCTGATTTAACATATAGTGGGGTGTTTAATGATGAGTCAAACATAAATAGGCTTAATGAGTTTAACTTAGGGCTACTTAATTTTAAAGCATTAGAAGAAACTTACGGAGATGTAGAGATATTATTTGCAAGAGAAACAGATATACTTGTATTACAAGAAGATAAAATTTCTTATGTTTTAGCTGGAAAAAACCTATTGTCTGATGCTACGGGCGGAGGAGCTGTTACTTCTGTACCAGAGGTGCTAGGAACTCAAATAGCTAGAATAGAGGATTATGGTATTAGTAATCATCCTGAAAGTTTTGCCGAGTTTGGTGCAAACAAATATTTTGCTGATGCTAAAAGAAACGTAGTTGTAAAATTAACGGGAAGTTCAGCTCAAAATGAAGTCTTAAGTATAATTTCTGGTGAAGGGATGAGAAGCTGGTTTAGGGATTTATTTGCTGAAGCTTCTGCTACTCAAAAACTAGGTGGTTATGACCCTTATATGCACGAATATGTTTTCACTTCTAATACAATTGTAAAACCTGAAACTGAACTATGTTTAGCGTGTGGTGTAACTAAAAACATTACAGTAGTTGCGGGACAAGAGTTTGTGTATTGTGTTGACATTGGAGAGGACGTTGGTCCTCCTACAAAATTATTTTTTGTAGAGATAGATTATGTTATACCATTTGAAAACTCTGATTTAATTGTAACGGAAGGAACAGAACAACAAGTGGTTAGCGAAACAGGGGTTGATATTGAAACTGAAGGACAGGCATCTGGAGTTGGTTATACTATCCAAGCGATTTATGACGGTGTTACATACACAACAGGTGTCGTATACCAGAGTGGAACTTTAAAGTTTCCAAAACCTAATCCTACGCCAACTGAAGTTGTGTTAATTGTGTCAACAGATTCGTTGGTAAATGATACCATTCAAGTAACAGTAAAATGTCCTGAAGTAGAATTGTTTAGTGTGTATAGCGTAACTCTTACAGCAAATGCAAATGCAGGACAGTTTATTCATACAGAATTTAATTGGACTAATAATACGGTTAGCTCTCCTACTCAATCTGATTTAGTTACATTTTTAGCTAGTCCAAACGACCCTATTGTTTCTCAGTATAGAGAACTAGAAGGACCTCAAGGCTCAAACATCATCCCTCCAGATGGAGCTACTATTACTATGAGAAGTAATAAAATAAATTTTGATAATTATGTGTTTGACCCTACAGAAAATGAATTTAGATATTTAAGAACTGACGCTTTATATGAAAACAATTCAACTGATGTTAATA